AATGTTGCTCAGTTTGACACTCTTGCTACAGTGGTATTAAACATCAATAGCGCCGCGATTGCTGGCGTTACAGCAAAGGCAGTTAACGGATATCTTGCTCTTTATGTTACAGCAGCATCAAAAAGCAACGGAACCATAGTAGACGGGAAAATGTCTATCGGAGCAGGTGCAGGTGCTGCTACATACTTAGGGCTAACAGTCGGAACATACGCTACGGCAACAATTTCGTATGGATCTTATGTTGCAGTTCCAAACTGGAGATCAACAGACTCAACGCCTCGCCCAACAGGAAGTGTTTGGATAAAAACATCTACTTTGGGTAACGGCGCCAACATTGTTATTAAAGAATTTAGCGCAAGCAATGATGTATGGACTTCACTTGCTACTCCGATCTATATAGATGATGCAGATGCAATTTACCATCTAGACCCAGCAGGCGGCGGAGCAGGAATTGCTACAGGCACAATTTATGTTCAACAAGATGCATTAAACAACGGCACGATTTCTTACAAGCCATATGTTCGTCAGTCTCAAGGCGCATTAACCGTAAGCGGATTAGCACCAACAACACCATTAACATTTAATGTAGGAGATGCGTTTGAAATAGTATCTACTCAAATTGGACAAAACACCTGGTTAAGTTCAAATGTTGTTATTACAGGAACAGATGCAACAGCTTTTGTGTCATCTATTTCGGCAGCCGCAATTCCAAATGTATCAGCTAAGATATTAGCAAGCGGCGCGATTTCGTTAACACACTCTGCAGGCGGGTCAATTAAGCTTTATAACAATGTTGGAACACCATTGGCAACAGCTGGTTTTGTAGGATCACTTAGTGGCCCATTCTTTAACGTGCCAAATACTAACCCACAAGTAATACAGGCAAGCAATTTTGTTGCTTTGACTTACACTGACCTGGCCACAACACCATATACCGCACCGTCAGATGGAACATTATGGTTCTTCAACAGTCCTCTTGATGTAGACATTATGATTAATGATGGAACAGGTTGGAAAGGATATGCAACTGTTCCAAGCGACGCTCGTGGATATAATCTACAAAATACAGATCCAAACGGTCCAATTATGTCGCCACTTGCTCCAACTACTTGGGCAAATGGATCAACGCCAGTTGCTAAGGGAGATTTATGGATCAATACAGGCGATTTAGCTAACTTCCCAGTAATCTACCGTTGCACCGTTATTGGAGCAACACCGACCTGGACATTGATTGATAACACAGACTCAGTTGATCAAAACGGTATTGTTTTTGCTGATGCACGTTGGGACACAAGCGGAACAACAGATCCAGCAGCTGGAGCAATGGTGCCAATTTCAGAGATGATTTTAAGCAACTACATTGATTTAGATGCTCCTGATTACCGCTTATATCCACGCGGTGCATTGTTATTCAATATGCGTCGTTCAGGATATAATGTTAAACACTATGTATCTAATTATTTTAATTCACAGTCGTTCCCAAACGTTGGCCCTAATACTCAAGGGTATCCAACAACGTTGGCTGGAGTAACAACATCAACTTGGGTAACATCAAGCGGACTGATGAATAGTGGAGCACCTTATATGGGGGCCGCAGCTCAACGCGCAATGGTGATCAAAGCTCTTAAAGCAGCAATTGATAGCAACGATACACTTCGTGAAGAAAGCTTCCAGTTTAATTTAATTGCCTGCCCAGGATATCCAGAATTAATTCCTGACATGGTTGCATTGAACAACGATCGCAAAAATACGGCATTCGTTATCGGAGACACACCAATGCACTTGGCAGCAAACGGTATTGAGATAACAAATTGGTCAACAGACGCAAACGGAACTGGACTAGCAACAGCAGATCCATACATGGGTGTTTATTATCCAGCAGGGTTGACAACAGATTTAGCAGGAAACTCAATTGTTGTTCCACCAAGCCATATGGTTCTTCGTGCTGCTATTAAGAGCGATAATGTATCTTACCCATGGTTTGCTTTTGCGGGAACACGCCGTGGTCTAGTAGACAACGCAAGTGATCTTGGATACATTGATCCTAACTCAGGACAATTTGTTCGCAACGGTATTAACCAAGGTATGCGCGATACGCTTTACCCATTGGCGATTAACCCAATTACTCTTTTACCAGGAGTCGGAATAACAATTTTTGGTAATAAGACTCGTGTAGGAGTAGCAAGTTCGTTAGATCGCGTTAACGTTGCTCGTTTAGTTAACTACATCAGAACTATCCTTGCTCCAATCGGCAATGCATTCTTGTTTGAACCAGATGATAAGAATACTTGGGACACAATTAGCCAAATCATATCAAGCGCAATGAATGATTTAGTTACAAAGCGCGGCATATACGATTACTCAGTAGTGTGCGACTCATCAAATAACACACCACAGAGAATTGCCAACAATGAATTGTATGTGGACATAGCAATTGAACCAGAAAAGGATGTTGAGTTCATCTACATTCCAATTCGCTTAATGAATCCAGGCACAATCAAAGGTGGCGGTAAATAAGTTTCCTTGGAATGGGAAGGGTAGGGCAGAAATGCCCTACTTAATTAAATACACAGATAATAGTTTTACCAAAATACTAAGAAATTTTCCTTTTACAGATAAATATTAGTATAGAAGTATAGATAAGGAGATTCAAAAATGGCAATTGCCTCACTAACCAAATTTACAGTTCCGTTGGCAACAACGACTAGTGCCTCAGCACAAGGCTTATTAATGCCTAAACTGAAGTATCGTTTTCGTGTTTCCTTTACAAGCTTCGGAGTTAGTTCAAATACAACAGAACTAACAAAGCAAGTTAAAACTTTTGCCAGACCAAAACCAACATTTGATATGATTACTCTTGATGTTTATAACAGCAAGGTTAACCTAATTGGTAAACCTAAGTGGGATCCAATATCATGCGTTATTCGTGACGATGCTGTTGGTAATGTATCAAAACTTGTTGGTGAACAACTACAGAAACAATTCGACTTCGCAGAACAATCATCGGCAGCTTCTGGAGCAGATTACAAATTTGTAATCTTGCTTGAAGAACTAGACGGCGGCAATGGAGCAAATACCCCTAGTGTTCTTGAATCATGGGAAATGTATGGTTGCTTACTGACAGGCGTTGAATACGGAGACAACGACTACACTTCAAGTGATCCATTAGAACTAACACTAAACATCCAATTCGATAACGCAGTTCAAACGCCAACAGGCACAGGTATCGGCACAAATGTTGGTCGCACATTAGGAACAGTGGCGACATAATAAAAAAGACGCAACACTATTAAATAAGAGGCTTCGGCCTCTTATTTTGTTTCTAACAGCACTTTTTACGATGCTAAATACATTATATGGCAAATATACTCAACACATTCCTTAAAGAAATTGCACAAGGTGATTCAGTTCACGATTGGCAACACGCCTCAAAGTTATTTGTTGCTAATAACTATGAGCTAACTCCAAAAAGTGCTTATCTATATTATGTTCATTTTAATTTAAATCCAAATCCGCTCGTTAAAAAAACACCAGTGACAGGACCAAACGGTTCATATGGGATGGATTCAATACAGAACCAAACTGAACTTGGTATGTTGGTTAAACAAGTAGCATTGCCAAAATATAAAATAGAAACAAAGACTCTTAACGCATACAATCGTCCGCATGTTGTTCAAACAAAACTAAACTATGAACCAGTGAATATCACCTTCCACGACGATAGTGCAAATAAGGTTCGTAACTTCTGGTATGATTACTATACCTATTACTACAGAAACAGCGATAGGGCAAATGTGTGGAGTGAGCCATATGCTCACGGAGAGATCACAAATAATAGGGTTATTCCTGATTGGGGATATACTGTTCGTAATACGGGAGCATCTAATCAGGGAGCACCTCCATACATAACCAGCATCAGTATCTATAGTCTGTTCAATAAAAAGTTCAGTGAGTATGTTCTATACAACCCAATCATTTCAAGTTTTCAACACGGAGAACACGAAGCATCCAACACAACAGGAACAATGTCACATCAGATGACAGTTGAGTTTGAATCAGTATCTTATGCTTACGGTTCAGTAACTCCGGACACAGTTACTGGTTTTGGTGAAGCTCACTACGACAAAACACCAAGCCCAATCTTACCGCTAGGCGGCGGAACTCAAAGCATTCTCGGACCAGGTGGAATAGTGAGTGATGTTGCGAGTATTACAAATGATGTAGGATCAGGAAACTTGGGAACAGCAGCACTTTCGCTGTTAAGAGATAAAAATGGATTACAAGGAGCAAATCTTAGCACAATGCTCAAAGTAGATTCATTAACTTCCCTTAAAGGGACACTAGCAGGAAATAATCCCTTCAGTTCGATCTCTATTCCTGGTCTCGGAGGATTTTAAAAATGTCAATCTTAACTAATAATCTAGTCAATAGCACATCATCACAAGATTCAACTACTTCTTGGTTCAATAACTTCTATGTTTCTCCTTTTACAGTCTCGATAGGACAAAATGACGCATTCATTAGTTTCTTTGAAAAGATCACTTCTAATAAAGAAACTGCCGCAGCATTGGCAGGTTGTGTTCTTTATACAGCAAAAGCACAGGGACTTGATCCGATGGAAGTCATGACACAGTTTAGTTCATTGCCACCAGGACAATTGAATGCCTATCTAGTTTTATACTTGAACACAAATAGAATATCAACAAGTTTCTTAGGTATATCTAATCAACCTAAGATTAACAAATACACACAAAGATGTATCTTACCATAATATGGCAAAATACGCTAGAGCACAATTCATACCTAAGCATCCAGAAAAATATATAGGTAAGGGAATCCCTCAATACAGGAGCTCGTGGGAATTCGCATTCTTTACATTTTGTGATAACCATCCTAGTGTGCTACAGTGGGCAAGCGAAGCAATCCGCATACCATACCGAAATCC